CGTGCTCGAACGGGCGATTGACCCGGGCATGAGCCACCCGTTCGACGCCGCAGGGCGGCTGCTTGGTGGATGGAGCCCGGGGGACGGTGAGCCACGGTATGTGCACGTGGACCTGGCTTTGCGCAAGGACGCATGCGGGATAGCCATGGCACATTGCGAACCGGGTGAACACGGCGCCGACCGGCCGATCGCAGTGGTGGATTTGATGCTGCAACTGCTGCCGCCCCCGGAGGGCGAGATTGAGCTGGCGCATGTGCGTGATCTGATTCTGCAGATGGTCTCACAGGGGGCAGCGATCGCCCAAGTGAGTTTCGATGGGTATCAGAGTGCAGACAGCCGGCAGATCCTGAGCCGGCACGGGCTGGACGTCGCATTGGTGTCGGTGGACCGCACGCCGGAGGCGTATGAGACACTGAAGGGACTGCTGAATGAGGGGCGAGCGCGGTGGTATCGATATGAGCCGGTGTTGCGGGAGTGCAAGGGTCTGGAACTGCTGCAAGGGACCAAAGTCGACCATCGATCCGGCGGGTCCAAGGACGTAGCAGATGCCGTTGCCGGGGCCGTGAGTGAGGCAGTGGGGAACTGGCGTACACGAGAGATACAGGGCCATATTGTGTAGGAATGTCGGCCGACCTATCCAGATGACAGATGGCAGAGGCCAACGACACGCGTTGCCTTGCACTGAGTACCAAGTAGCATGAAACCGGGAATCCGCCGGGACCGACAAAGCCGCTGCCCTCAAGCAGCGGCTTTCGCATTCGCGGAGGTATCGTCATGGACGACAGCTTCATCAAGGCGCATGTCGTTGGTGAGCCCGAGACCAAGGGTCGCAGCCAACAGTTGCCAGAAGAGAGTTGGCGGGAGTCGTACGCCAACGGGGAGGTCAAGGAGCCCCCGTATTCGTTGACGGCGCTGGCGGAGCTGTATGAGGTCAACACGACACACAAGGCATGCGTCGACGCGAAGACGGCCAATATCGTGGGTTTGGGGTACCGCTTTGTGGCAGCGGTTGGGGAGAAACTGGCTGCACCGGCCAACCGTGTCTGCCTGGAACGGCTATTCGACACGTGCAACGACGAGATGACGTTCACCGAAGTGATTCGGGCGGTCTGGACGGACGTTGAGACGATCGGGAATGGCTACGTGGAGGTGTCGCGCAACAGCCGCGGCGAGATCGACGGCTTCTACCACGTCCCGGGCACGACGGTGCGCGTGAAGACGAATCGAGATGGCTTCGTGCAAGTGCGGGATGGCAGGAAGCAGCATTTCCGCACGCTCGGGGCTGAGGAGATGCGTGATCCTGAGGACGGACACGCGCAGAACGAGATGGTGCATTTCCGCAAGTACACGCCGCAATCGACCTACTACGGCGTGCCGGACATCCTGCCGGCAGTGACGGCTATTGCCGGTGATCGGGCGGCGAGCGAGTACAACGTGAACTTCTTCGAGCACAACGCGGTGCCGCGTATGGCGATCATCGTCGAGGGCGGGCAGATGACCAAGGATCTGTTGCGCCAGGTGCGCCAGTTCATGGAAGCGGAGATCAAGGGTCAGGCTCACAAGACGCTGATTCTCGATGTGCCAGGCAATGACGTGCGAGTGAGGCTGGAGCCGCTGTGCCAGATCAAGTCCGAGGACGCCGGGTTCCTGGGGTATAGGAAGGCGAACCGAGACGAGATCTTGATGGTGCATCGGGTCCCGCCGAGCAAGATCACGATCGTGGAGAACGCCAACCTGGCCAACAGCAAGGACCAAGACAAGACGTTCCGCGAGCAGGTCATCAAGCCTGAGCAACGGCGCATTGAGTTCCAGATCAACAGGCTCATCAGGGAGCAGATGGGGATCGGCGACTGGCGGTTCTCGTTCCGAGAGACAGACCTGAGCGAGGAGCGCGAGCAGGCCGAAGTGGCCAAGCTGTATACGGAGATGAATGTCTGGACATCCGACGAGATCAGGGCACAGCAGGGCCTGGCGCCGCTGCAAGCCGCAGGCGAAGAGAGCAGTTGATGGCAGCCAGTGGTATTGCATCAGGATCCATGATGGAGGTGACGTGATGGCTGCAAGTATGCAGAGCACAGGGGCGTTCTCAGTAACGATGCCTCTGATGAAGGTGTGGCAGGACGACGCGGGAGAGATGTGGTTCGAGGGCGTAGCATCATCTACTCGCCTCGACAAGCAGCAGGAACGGATGACCCCGAACGCGATCAAGAAGATGGGGGAGCAGACGGGGATTGACCTACTGCCCTCGCACTCGGCAGGCGCGCTTGAGGAACTGGGCGTGGTTGAGGACACATGGGTGGACAACGACCAGTTCAGGATCGCCGGTCGCTTGGACGGCAACAGCCCTGAGGCGCGACGGTTGTTCGAGAAGGTGGCGGCAGGACGGCCTTACGCTCTGAGTGTGGGCGGGCATGTGCGGCAGGCCTACTGGGAGTTCGACGATGACGCCGGGAAACCGGTGCGCCACATCGACGACGTGGCACTTGATCACGTCGCGGTGTGCCGGCCGGACGCCGCGGCCAATCCGGACACCTATCTGTCGGTGATTGCGAAAGCTGCCGACTCGATAGCGGGAGAACCGCCGATGGGAGCGTTTCCGGGTGACGGTGAAGCTGAGGACGATCTGCTCATCCGGATCGGCAGAGCAGCCGCGCAGGCAGCGCGCAGCATGTGGCCGTTTGGGAAGTCTGACGAGTCCGATGGCGGCGGGGAGGACGAGGAAGCGGTCGAGATGGCCAAGGCGGCTGAGGATTTGACAGCGCTGCACGAGGAGATCATCGATACGCTGGCGATGGTGCGCAAGGCGCTGGCTGATCTGCAGGATGTCTCGAAAGCGGAGGAAGAGGCGCGTCTTGAGGCGGGGCGATCTCAGACGATTCCTGGCCAGGAGACGTACGCGCCGGCTGCGGAGAGTGAATGGTCGTGCGTGCTTTGAGGCGGTCTGCCGGCCCAAGTGAGCGACGATGACCGATGTGCAAGTGCGGACAAGGGCGTCGATGGGCGTCCATCTACTCAGGAGTATGCTGAAGGGAGCGTCTTGAATTGTCTCAGCAGGAGATGCTGCAGAAGGCAGTTGACACAACCGATCTGACCGATGGCGGACTTCTGGCCACGGGCCAGGCAGATCGCTTCATTGACATGTCGCTGGATCAGTCGGTGATGCTCAAGGACGCGCGTGTGGTGCGGATGCACAGCGCGGTCATGGAGCTGGACAAGATCGCCACGACTGGCCGGGTTAGCCAGCTCAAGAGCGAGGGCGTGGCACCGTCGACGCTGAGCGAGCCGAGCTTCTCCAAGGTGTCGATGACGGCCGTGGACATTATCACGCCGTTCGAGATCACGACTGAAGCGCTCGAGGACAGCATCGAGCGTGGCGACATGGAAGAGACTGTGGTCCGGGTGATGGCTCGGCAGACGGCGACCGATCTCGAGGAACTGGCTCTTTTGGGCGACTCGACTTCGGCTGACACGTTCCTGCAGGGGCAGGAGGGCTGGCGCAAGCTGGCCGGGGATGGGAACGTCATCGACCTGGAGGGCGCGACTCTCGACAAGGATGGCCTGTCGGCGATGTATAAGGCTCTGCCGGATGCCTACAAGCGCAACCACAACGACCTGCGGTACTACTTCGCGCCAGCAGCGGTGCAGGACTGGCACGACACTTTCGCGGACCGCGGTACGACCGGCGGCGACAACGCGCTGGTGAGTGCAGGGGCGCCTCCGTACATGGGTGTGCCGATAGTGGGGGCTCCGAGTATCCCGACGGATCTGGACGGTCTGAACGATTACGTGGGTTCGGATCTGACGTTCGGTCTGCTGACCCCGCGCGAGAACCTGATCTTTGGCGTGCACCGTCAGGTCCGGATCGAGAAGGACAAGGACATTCTTCGTGGTGTGAACATCTACACCATCACGACTCGGGTAGCGGTGGCCCTGGAGGAGACGGACGCCATCGTGGTCGCTATCAACGTGGGCCTGGCGGCGTAGGCCTGCTCGGCGATGGTTTGACGGCGGCCCTTGCGGGGGCCGCCGTCAGCGTACCGCGAGCCTTGAGTGCGCAGGCCGCGTAATGCATTGTGTTGGTGAGCAGCTTCGAGACCGGCGTCCGCGTGGTTGGTGCGTTGCATGAGGATCATCATGCTCCCAGCTCTTCGGCGGCTGTCAAAGGTCGGCTCACGGAGGTGTAATAAGTGGCGCGACCACAGATGCTTTTCCTCGGCAACAAGGGCCAGATATCGTATGAGGGCATCGGTAATGTCCAGACGGGGACGGGCCAGAAGGGCAGCATCGCCCTATGGTTCCACCCATCCGCAGCGGAGCCCCGCAACGCGATGGTTATCGTGGGGGTGGACAGTGAGAATGGCCTCA